ATAAATAGAGGGTTAATCAGGTCACTAAATGTGTTTGAGAGTAGTGATCTTGGGGAGCAGTCTAACAGAAACTCCCCCAAATGTCAAGGAGTTTGTTATAAATCTTCTGAGACAATTGCATTTTCTGACATACAACAATTTCTAAATATTAACACTTGACATGTATAGTGAAAGGGTCTATAATAACACTATAAAGACTAACAGTTTTCCCCCACTAATCTGATGACAGTTCTTTACACTCAAGCACAACAAAAACAGGTGAGAGTAACACTAACTCTTCAAGTGCAAGATGACTTTAATGCAAGGCAAATTGATTGGAGAAAGTTATTCGAATTAGAGGACAATGAGCAGGTAGAAAGTTATATTGAAGAACTGTGAAATACTCACACTAAATGTTATTAGACCTGAGTAAGTCTCTAAACTATTCTGTACACTTTATCATGGACAATTATGTCAGTTAACTTCGCACTATTCCTATTGGATCAAACTAACAATGGAGCAGAGATATTATCAGTGCTAGATGACATCGTAGAGGTAGAAGATACAGTACTATAACTAACAACAACTGTGTGGGTGCTATTTAACAGATAGCACCCATATCTTATTGGTATTAGTATTAGTGAATAGGACAGTTGTTTTGTTATTATATGTTATTATTATGGGGTGCGTGATCGAAAAAAAGCAAACAACCCTAACCTACAGAGGTGACAAATTGAGATGTATATATAAAAATCTTTAAAAAATTTCTCAGGTAAAAAATCCCCCACAGGTCTTTGAAGATGCCCAAAGCAAAAGTCAGCAAAGCATTTAATGATAAGAGAAAAAATGTAGGGAATTCTAGAACCTTTAAACAAAAGCAAGCATCTAAGAAAAAGAAAAAATGAACTTATTTCTATTACCTTTTAAAATAGGTAATTTTTTTATGTGGACTGCCCTTGGAATTATGGTGGTATGCATATATAACATAGTAAGGTAGGAGTTATGGAATCAGAGAGTTATCACATATATGCAAAGGACAAAGTTTTATATTGCAATTTGCCTAAGGAAGATTTTGAGGAGAAATGGCAGTTGCTTAATGTAATGGTAGGACTACTTAAAACAGACTATACCGAGAAGGATCTATCATATATTAAACTTGCCCCCAAAGCAGGTGTTGGAGGACCAGGTAGGGTTATCTACAAACATACTTGGGAAGAAGATAGTTATTGACATATACATATAATTACTCTATAATTGAATTGAAGGAATTACAAACTTATGGCAAAAGGATTTACTGTTAAAGCAGCTACGCCCAAAAAGAAAGAACCAGATTGGGATTATGATGCTATCAAAGAAAGAATGAAAGGTAAGACCATAGTGTTTTGCTTACCAGGTAGAGGATGTAGTTATATCTTTTTAAAGAATTTTGTACAGTTATGTTTTGACATGGTACAGAATGGAATGTCTATACAGATTAGTCAAGACTATTCCTCTATGGTTAACTTTGCTAGATGTAAAGTATTAGGTGCTAATGTTCTTAGAGGACCTAAGCAAATACCTTGGGATGGTAAATTAGAATATGATTATCAATTATGGATCGACTCTGATATTGTCTTTACTACAGAAAAGTTCTGGCAACTCTGTGATGTTGCTATTCCAGCAGAAGGTGAAGAGCGTAGAATTGCTGCTGGTTGGTATGCCACTGAAGATGGCACAACTACCTCAGTTGCTCACTGGTTAGAGGAAGATGATTTCAGAAAGAATGGTGGAGTCATGAATCACGAAACAGTTGAGTCTATCTCTAAGCGCAGAAAACCTTTCACAGTAGACTATACTGGATTTGGTTGGGTAATGATCAAGAAGGGTGTCTTTGAGAACCTTCCTTATCCTTGGTTTGCTCCTAAGATGCAAGTCTTTGAATCTGGGGCAGTACAGGATATGTGTGGTGAGGATGTTTCATTCTGCTTAGATGCTATTGAAGCAGGTGATGACATATGGTGTGATCCAAGAATTAGGGTGGGTCATGAGAAAACACGAGTAATCTAGGAGACCTCTAATGGCACTTACAAAACAAGTAGAAGAGTCTCTAAATGAGGCTCAAGGTAATTTAAGGAATGCTCTTGCTTTTGCAGCAAGAAATGAGGAACCTTATATAGCAAAACACATTGCTGATTTTATTATGAGTATTGATCAACTTAAGAATGTTTCAAACGTTCTAGCGATCTCTGAGAAAATTATGAAAGACATTGAGGAGGAAAACTAATGCCAGTCAAAAAATCTCTCTCTGGTACCGAATTTGTAGAAACCATACCTAAAAAGACGTACCAAGGAAGGGGAAAACACACTAAGTATGCTGCCACTAGTGCCAATAAACCTAAAAAAAGGTATAGAGGACAAGGAAAATAACAAGAGAGACCTTAGGGTCTCTTTTTTTGCGTATAAACCCTCATAAATAACTTATATTTACTGTTTTTTCATGCCTGTACAAAGGGTTAGTAAGGGATTTAAGGATCTTAGCATGTCTTTTGAGGTAAATCCCATCAATTCAGACCTTATAGGTGTCAAAAATGACACTGCGATAGCACGTTCCATCAGAAATTTAGTACTTACTACTCCTGGTGAACGTTTTTTTAACCCCAGTCTGGGTTCTAAGATAAGTGATATCTTATTTGACAACCTAGATGACATTTCTGCCGCAGCTTTAAGGGATGAAATTGAGGAAACCATCATTAAGTATGAACCTAGAGTTAGATTAGATGAAGTAAAGACTGAACCTAACTTCGATAATCATTCTTTTGATGTTACTATTACCTATACTATAGTAGGAATTGATGCTCCTCCACAACAATTAAACTTCGCACTACAGGCAACAAGATAAATGGCATTAGTAAACTTTACAAATCTAGATTTCGATCAAGTAAAAACCTCCTTGAAGGATTATTTGAGAGAAAATTCTAATTTTACTGATTATGATTTTGAAGGATCTAATCTTTCTAACATAATTGATGTATTAGCATACAATACTTACATCTCTTCTTACAATGCTAACATGCTGAGTAATGAAGTTTTCTTAGATAGTGCTACTTTAAGGGAAAATGTAGTAGCATTAGCAAGAAATATTGGTTATACACCTAGATCGAAGACTGCTGCAAAGGCAATTATATCATTTTTTGTAGATACAACTGGTTTTTCTACTACTCCAGTCACATTAACCATTAAAAAAGGTCTTTTAGCCACCTCTTCATCAGTATTTGGGTCAGAAAGTTACTCTTTTTCCATCCCAAGTGACATTACAGTGCCTGTAGTTGATGGAATTGCTACTTTTACTAATGTAGTCATCTATGAAGGGTCATTTGTACTCTCTAATTTCACTGTTTCTGCAGAAAATCCAGCACCACCATCAAGATATTACTTAGAAAATTCAGATATTGATACTTCTACCTTAGAAATTGTTATAAGAGAGACAAAATCAAGCACTTCTTCTAAAAAATACGTATTTTCTGATTCTTTGATAGAAGTTACTGCTTCTTCGAGGGTTTATTTTATTCAAGAAATTGAAGATCAAAGATATGAGCTCATTTTTGGTGATGGAGTCTTTGGAGAAAAGTTAAAAGCACTCAATTATATTGAAGCTTCCTATATTACCACTGCTGGAGAGCCTGGAAATGGAATTTCTGCCTTTACTTTCAATGGAAGAATAGTTGATAACAATAATAACCTCATAAGTAGAGGAATTTCTTCATTATCTACAGTAAGTGAGTCTACTGGAGGTAAAGATATTGAATCTGTTGATTCGATTAAGAATTTTGCACCTAAAATTTACTCAGCATACAATAGAGCAGTCACTGCAGGTGATTATGAAGCATTAATTCCTAAAATTTACCCAGAAGCACAATCTGTATCAGTTTTTGGAGGGGAAGAATTGAATCCTCCTCAATATGGAAAGGTTTTTATTACAATTAAGCCATTTTATGGTCCTTATGTGCCAGATTCCATCAAAAATAACCTTAATAACCAACTAAGGAAATATTCTGTTGCTGGAATTGTAACTAAAATCCAAGATCTTAAGTATTTGTATGTTGAAGCTCATATTAATGCATATTATAACCCTAGTTTAGCAGAAAACTCTGAAGCTGTACAAACAGTGATATTAAACAATATTAATGCTTATGCAGATTCATCAGAAATGAATAAATATGGAGCAAAATTCAAATATAGTAAATTCCAAGCTGTTGTTGATAATAGTAATGAATCTATAACTTCTAATATTACAAAAATAGAAATAAGAAGAGATTTGAAACCTTTATTAAACCAAAATGCAGAATATGAACTTTGTTATGGTAATGCTTTTTATGTAAAAGGTAATAATGGGTATAATATTAAATCTTCAGGATTTACTATATTTGGTATCAATGATACTGTATATTTAAGTGATATGCCTGACGGAAATGGAAAAACTGGAGTTTTATTCTTATTTACATTGGCATCTAAAAATAATCCAACAATTGTAAGTGATAATATAGGTAGAATTGATTATACTAAAGGTGAAATATTACTTAAACCTATTAATATTACTTCAACATCTAAAATGGTGCAAAATATCTCGATAATAGAAATTGCTGCATGTCCTCAATCAAATGATATTATTGGATTACAGGATCTTTATTTACAACTAGATATTAGTAACACTACTATTGATATGATAGCAGATAATATTACTTCTGGAGAAAATACTGCAGGTACTCTTTATACAGCAACTTCAAGTTATAAGATGGGCAATATTGCTAGATTGTCTGAAGGGGAATCTCAAAATACCTCCCTTATTTCGCCAGATACATATGTAGTAGGATCTTCTTCTGAAAATGAACTTTTAACAGATTCTAACCCTACCCCTAGATCAATGTATTAACCTTTTACCCTTTATTAGTAGGAAATTAACACCATTATAAAATGTCGGAAAATACAAGAGTCAAAATTAGCTCAGTTGTTAAAAATCAACTGCCAGATTTCGTAAGAGATGATTTTCCTCTTGCTGGTGAATTTTTAGCTCAATATTATACTGCTTTAGAGGGTCAGGGATCTACTCTAGATATTATACAAAATATAGACAAATATGTTAAAGTTGATGAGTTAACAGATTTAATACATACTACACCTTTATCTTCTAATGTAGGAATTACTGATAATGTTATAAATGTCAATTCTACAGTTGGATTTCCAGAATCTTATGGATTGTTAGAAATAGATTCTGAAATTATTACTTATACTGGAATTACTAGTAATACCTTTACTGGATGTGCTAGGGGATTTAGTGGAATTACTTCTTATAGAAAACCTGGAGAAACAGATGAACTTCTTTTTTCTCAATCTGGGATTACTACTCATACTTCAGGAACATTAGTTAATAACTTAAGTATTAGATTTTTACAAGAGTTTTTCAAAAAAGTAAAGACTCAAATTAGTCCAGGATTTGAAGAAAGAAAACTTTCTGATGATATTAATAAAAGATTATTTACTAAACAAACAAAAGATTTTTATTCTTCTAAAGGAACTGATCAATCCTTTGAAATTTTATTCCGTGCTCTTTATGGAGAGGATGTAGAAGTAATTAAACCGAGGGATTATCTTTTTATTCCTTCAGATGCTGATTATAAAGTTTCTGAGCAACTTGTAGTTAAAGCTATTGATGGAGATCCTACCAAACTTCTTAATAGAACTTTATTTCAAGATCCTGTTTATGGATTCCCTAAAGCAGTTGGTTCTATAAGCAATGTAGAAAAGATAGTGAGAGGGGAAGAAGCATATTATAGATTAAGTTTAGACTACGATCATAGTTTAGATAAAGTTACTGAAAATTTCTCTATTCACCCTAATACTAAATTAGTAGATTCTGTTTCTGTAGGATCTACTGTGATGAGCGTAGATTCTACTGTTGGATTTGGAACTACTGGGGTTTTGATTGCGGATTATGCAGATGGAACCTTTAGTTCTATTGAATATACTTCGAAATCCTTAACTCAATTTTTTGGATGTTCTGGAATAAATCAAAATATTTCTCCTACTCAAAATTTAAGATTAGATGCTTATGCATATGGATATTCTGGTTTGGGGACTTCTAATGAAGTAAAAGTTGAAGTCACTGGTGTTTTATCTGATTTAAATTTGGAATTTGATTCTACTTATTATAATGAGGAAGGATCTGTTATAGAACCTAAGGGTTTAGGATCAATTTCTAAAAGTGAAATAACTAAAAATTTATTTACTAATATTTCAGCTACTTATAATGTAGAATCTATTGAACTTGTAGACGAATCAAACTTTACTTATAAATTAACTCTTTATAATGATCATGATTTTATTGTAGGAGATACAGCTCTTATTAATAGTATAACATGTTCTATTATTTCTCTTGTTAGTTCTAGAGAAGTTTTAATTAAAGGTTCTGGAGAATTAAATCCTTTAGTAACGTATAGAATTCAAAGATTATTATCAAAAGCTAATTTAAGTAATTATCCAGAAGCGAGCATTTATACTACTAATATTCAAAACTCTTATTTGGATGATGAAGATGTTTATATTACATCTCCTTCTATTCCAAGTTACTTTAGTGATGCATTAGATATTAGAAATACTTCTTTAGTATTTTCTGGAAACTTTACAGAAGAGACTGAAATTGCTATTCCTAATCATGGATTATTGACAGGAGAAAGAATAATTTATGTGGCTGGAGAAGGTGATAATAAGTTAGATATTAGTGAGTCTGAATATTTTGTTAAAAAAGTAGATATTAATACAATTAAACTTTCTAAAAGTAGTGCAAGTATTTTAAATGATATCTATATTTCTTTTTCTGGAACGGTAACAGATAATAGATTTGAACTTTCTGATTTTAATAAGAAAACTATAAGATCTCATAAATTGATAAGAAAAATTGGAACTCCTGTTTCTACTCTTAATACTCAAGCAACTCCTAGAGGAAAAACTGGTATTTTAATTAATGGTGTTGAGATACTTAACTATAAGTCTAAAGATGTTGTGCATTATGGTCCAATTGAAGATATATCTGTTACTAGTGAAGGAGATCATTATGATGTAATAAATCCTCCTATTTTATCAGTTACTGACTCTGTTGGTACTGGAGTATCTGCATATTGTGAAGTTCAAGGAGCTGTAGAAAAAATTGATGTTGTAGATGGTGGATTTGATTATATTACTACACCAACATTAAAAGTAAGTGGTGGAAATGGTTCGGGATGTGTTGCATACCCTAATTTAATTTTAAAAGAACATAGTGTAAGTTTTAACTCTATTGAGACTGCTGGATTAGTAGATCTTACTAATGATAGAATTGGATTTACAACTTTCCATAAATTTAGAGATGGAGAACTTGTAACTTATATTACAGACACTCAAACAGCAATTGCAGGATTAACAACTAATGCTGCATACTATTGTTCTATAGTTGGACCTTCTACAGTTTCATTGCATACCAATTATCAAGATGCTATTCAAGGAGTTAATAAAATTGATCTTACTGGATATGGTGCAGGTATACAAGAATTAAAGTGTGCAAATAAAAAGAGAATAATCAGTTCTGTTAGTATAGGAAATTCTGGTTCTGGATATACTAATAGATTAACTTCTACTACTTCTGCTGGAATCAATACTGCTACAAATACAATTAGTATTTCTAATCATGGGTATAAAACTGGAGAATTGATAAGATATGATAATAAGAATACTCCTATTATTGGACTTACAACTTTAACCAATTATTATGTAACTTCAGTAAATGGAAGTTCATTTAAGTTATCTGCTGTTGGTGTAGGATCTACTCCAGCTAATTTTTATGTAAAGAATAAAGAATATGTTAAATTATCATCTGGTGGTGCTGGAATTCATGAATTTAATTATCCCCCTATTACAGTTTCCTTAGAAGGATCTATTGGAGTTTCTACTCTCTCTGGACAAGATTTTAAAGCATCTTTAAGACCTGTAGTAAGAGGATCTATTAAGTCAGTATTCATTGCTGAAGGGGGAAGTGGATATGGAGCTGATACAATAATCAACTATAACAGACAACCTAATTTTACAGCTAAGAGTGGTAAAAATGCTCAGTTAATTCCCATAATCGATGCTGCAGGTAAATTATCAGAAGTTATAGTATTGAACTCTGGATCTGAATATAATTCTCCACCAGAATTAAAAATGGAAGGATCTGGAAAAGGAACTTATATGATTCCTATTTTGAAAGGAGATTCTATAGATTCAGTAAAAGTAATTAATAGTGGTATGGGTCATACTTCTACAGATGCTAGTATAACAGTAACATCTAATGGAGAGGGAGCTAGTTTTTATGCTAATCCAAAAACATGGACTATTAATACTGTAGAAAGATTAATTCAAAATGATCAAATTACTACTGATGATGGAATTGTAAGTGTTGGAATAAATGAAGAGTATGGTTTACAATACACTCATTTATATGCTCCTAGAAAATTAAGACAATCTTCTTATATTAAAAAATCTTTAGGAGAAAAAGAAGTTTTTGTACCTGATTTATCTTTAGAAAATGATATAGAAGAAGATTCTATTAACCATTCTCCGATTATTGGATGGGCTTATGATGGTTCTCCCATTTATGGTCCATATGGTTATGAAACAGCATCAGGAGGACCTATAAAGATTATTCAATCTGGTTATTCTGTATCTATATCAACTTATAGACCTAATCCTCTTACTGCTAATGAAGAGCAGATTTATGCTAATGGTTTCTTTGTTGAAGATTATGTATATAAAGGTGATAAAGATTTAGATGAGCATAATGGAAGATTTTGCAAAACTCCAGAATTTCCTAATGGAGTATATGCTTATTTTGCTCTTATTAATAAAGATTTTAGGGATTCTGAAGGGGCATTTAAGAATTATAGAAAACCACAGTTTCCATATTTTATAGGTAATTCTTATAAGTTTAAACCTATAGAATATAACTTCGAGTATACTTCAAATCAAGATTCAGTAGATTTAAATTCTACAGACTTAGTTAGAAATACAACTCCATATAATTTTCTTTTTACAGATACTAGCTATGATTTCTTAGTAAATCCTAGTACTATTCATAAACAAAGAACCTATGTTCAATCTACAACTGCAGGAGTAATACAAAGAGTTGGAGTTAATAGTGGAGGGGATAGATATAAGGTTAATGATGAAGTAGTATTTGAAGATGCAGGATCTAATGGTTATGGTGCTAAAGCCTCGGTAGAGATAATTAAAGGAAAAACAATTAGTCAAATTAGTGTAGCTAATACTGAATTTTCTAATGTGGAGTTTGTGCTTGGAAAATATCCTGGACAATTTGTAGGATATACTACAAATCCTCATAATTTTTATCATAGAGAAACAACATATATTTCTGGATTAAGTACTAGTGGTATACCCAATAATTCAATAATAAACGTTGGAGTAACAACTAATTTCTTTAAGTTATCTTCTGCTGTAAATGCTTCTTCTAGTACTGGCATAGTAACTTATTTTAATGTAGATGGATATGTAAGATATCCTTTTCTTAGAGAAAATGATATTTTAGGAATAGGTACTGAGACAGTAAAGGTATTAAATGTTGAAACTGATAATAATAGAATTAGAGTAATAAGAGACTGGGATTCTACTATAGGAAGTTCTCATACTGCTAATAGTCTAATTACAGCCCATCCAAGGAATTTTGATTTTAATGCTACATCATCTTTAGAAAATTCTGATATTAGGGTTAATAAGGAATTATATTTCAATCCAGCAGAATCTGTAGGATTAGGAACTATTTCTGCAGTAGGAATTGGATCTACTATTGTATTTGCAAATCCAGGTACTGGAATAAGTGAGATATTCATTCCAACTAAATCTATGTACTTTAAAGAGCATGGATTGTTAACTGGAGATGCATTAACTTATAGTACAAATGCAGGAGCAGCAGTATCAGTATCAACTGATGGAATTGATGGATTTGCTCTTACTCAAGGACAAACAGTATATGCTGCAAAAATAACTAGGGATTTAATTGGACTTTCCACTTCAAGAGTAGGATTGGGATCTACTGGTTCTTTTGTAGGAATTGATACTAGTACTACAGCATCTACTTTATATTTTATTGGAGTAGGAACTGGAGTATATCATAGTTTAACCACTAATTATAATAATGTTTTGAAAGGGTCTTTAAGTAGATCTTTAGTAACAGTAGCTACAGCTTCTACTCATGGACTTCAAGTTTCTGATAATATTATTCTATCTGCTAATCCTGGAGTAACTACTACTATTAATGTTGCTTATAATGATTATAATAGAAGATTAGTAATAGATCCTAGAAGTTTTGCAGCAGGAGATGTTAGTGTTGGTAATAATACTATTACAATTGCTCAACATGGTTATCAAAAAGGACAAAAAGTTATTCATACTGCTACTTCTGCTTCAGGTGGATTGATGAATAATGGAATATATTATGCATCTATTGTAGATAAGAATACTATTAAATTATCTGATAATTATTATGATGCTATACATTTGGAACCTAAAGTAGTTAATATTACGAGTGCTGCTGCTGGAACTATTTCTGCAGTTAATCCTCCTATTACTTTAGAGAAAGATTTAAAGATGTATTTTGATCTTTCAGATTCTTCTTTATCTTTTGTTGAGGGAGGAACTTCTCAAAGTGCATTTGAATTTAATCTTTATAATGATGTTCATCTTAAAGATCTGTTTTTCACTTCGGGAGAAAGTGATGATTTTAATGTTACTAAAAGTGGTAATATAGGTATAGATGCAAATGCCAACCTTACAGTTAAGAATGTTGGAGAAATTGATCAAACAATTTATTATAATTTAACACCAACAAAGAAAGAAGGAAATACAGCAGTTAAGAAAGAAATTATTAGGGATACTGAAAATATTAGTAATTCTAATTCTATAGTTTTAAGGAATAATATTTTAACTGGAGAACATTCTCTTGTTGGAGTAGGTTCTACTACACTTTCTTTCATATCTCCAGTTTCTCCTCCCAAATTAGTATATACTACAGCTGATGGAGAATTTTCATATTCTACAGATTCAAAAACAGCAGAAGGATCTATAGGTATTGTGCAAGTAGAAAACGCAGGATTCCAATATAAAACTTTACCTGGAATTAGTACTATTATAACAGATAAAGGTAATAATGCTATTTTAGAACCAGAAGGTACTGGCATTGGAAGAATAAGTAAGATTAAGATTGAAGATATTGGATTTGATTATTCTGTTGATAAAACACTTAGACCTGAAGCTAATATTCCTCAATTATTGCAAGTAGATTTACTTACTTCACTTGACAAAATTGGTATTACTTCTGTTGGTACTAATTATTTAAATTCTCCTGGTTTGGTTCTTTTAGATGGATCAACTAAACAAAGAGTTGATGATGTGGAATTGGATTATGAAATAGGAGATAGTCAAGTTACTATTCTAAGTAATACTAAAACTTTAAACAATGTTACTCCTACAATTATTCCTATAGATAATTCTAATGGAATTTCTATTACTAATATTGATTATGATAGCGGAAATAAAAATGTAACTGTAACTATTGGAGCTAGTTTTAGCGATGCTTCTGATTATCCATTTGAAGTGGGTAAGAAGGTTATGATTGAAGGTGTAAGTGTGGGGGTAGGAAGTACTGGTAAAGGATATAATAGTGTAGGTTATAATTATACTTTATTCGAAATCTTAGAGACAGATCCTAATATTGGAGGAACTCTTGGAACTGTAAGGTATAATTTATCCAATATTATTCCTGATGGGGAAGTTCCTGGAGCATTTAAATCTGCTTTATCTGCTGGTAAAATTGTTCCTGAAGAATACTTCCCTATTTTTGATATTACCTTAAAAGGTAGTGAATTTGATAAAGGAGAGAATATAGTATCTGGATTAAAGAAAGGAACTCTTCAATCTTGGAATAGTTCTTATGGAAATCTTAGAGTTTCTTCAGTTCAAGATTTTGAAGTTGGAGAATCATTTATAGGGGAATCTTCAGGTACTAGAGGAACTATTACTGAGGTGGTAACTGATGATTCTGTTTATGGTGTAAATTCTTCATCTATAGTTCAGGAAGGATTCCAAAAAAATACTGGATTCTTAAATGATGGATTACAAAGAGTTATTGATAGTGATTATTATCAATATTTCTCATATTCACTTAAATCTGAAGTAGCATATGAAAAATGGAAAGAACCCGTATCTTCTTTAAATCATACTTCTGGATTTAAGAAATTTAGTGATTTAATCATAAGAACAGAGCAAAGTGTAGGAGTAGTTACTTCTCAAACAGAAACATCTTTCGAAGTGGTTAATGATTTGATATCAGTAATGGATTTAAATACTGTATTTGATTTTGACCTAGTAAGAGAAAAAACTTTGAATATAAATTCTAATATCATTTCAGATGAGTTAGTTTTTGATTCTAAAATTCTTCAGGATTATAATGAGTCTGTTGGTAATAGAGTATTAACTATTGATGATATTAGTGGTGAGTTTAATGCTAATGCAAGAACAGACCCTTATATGTCTGTAGATAGCTTTACTTTGGAAGATGTAAGATATAGAAAATATATTGCTTACATTACAGATAAAAGATATACCAAAGAAAGGCAAATAATGCTAGTTTCATCAGTTCATGATGATATTGGTAATATTTACTTAAATCAATATGGTAGAGTTGAAACTAATACAGATTTGGGTGAATTTGGAGGTGATTTAGGATCATTCGATATGGATATGAAGGGTGATGATGGAAGACTACTATTTTATCCTAAAAAATATCAATATAATAATTATAACGTTTCTACTCTTGCTTATAATATTTCTGATAGTGTTGCTGGAGTTGGATCTACTGGATTGGGTGGAATTGTTAATGTAGTAAGTAGTACCACAACTATTCCTCTAGGAATTAGTACACAGCACAATATAGTATCTTTTGCTACTACTTACAGAGCATCTAAGGTTTTAGTGTCTTATGCTGCTAGTGATTCTTCATATTATGAACATGATGAAATAACTTTAATTCATGATGGAACTAATGTAGATTTGGTAGAATATGGACAATTAACTACTGATAATTTGAGTGGATCTGCTATTCCAGGATTAGGTACTTATAGTGCTTATATTGGAGGATCTAGAGTTCATTTAGATTTACATCCTACAGTATCTACAGCTAGCACTTATGTTGCTAACACTATTCATGTTAATTTTGGAAATGCATCTTCTGCTGGAATTGGAACTACTTCTTTAGATGCTGCTACTTTAGATTCTTGGTATACATCAATATCTGCTAGTGGCACTCCATCTGCTAACACAATAGCCAAATATGAAACTGAGACATTCACTAGTGCTTATTATATTGTATGTGTTGAGGATACTACTAATAGTCAATATCAAGTATCTGAAGTTATAGTAGTAGATGATGGAACTACTTGTTATATAACTGAGTATGGAATCAATCAAACTGGTTCTAATTTGGGTGATTTTGATGCAACTATTTCTGGAGATTATACTGAGTTAACATTTACTCCTTTAGCAAGTGCTGATGTTCAAGTTAGAGTATATCAGAATACTTTAAGGCTTGTAGATGATCTTAATCCTGTTAATGAAATAGATCTTACTAATGCTACTATTGATACTGGATCTGGTGCATATGATGCTACAGAGTCTGATGTTAAGAGAGCATTCGATCTGAAGCATAGACAACTCCCAATCTTTAAGAGAAATTTTGTAGGAAGTGCTACTACTGTAGTAAGTCTTGATGAAGATAGTATTAGAATACCTGATCATTATTTTGTTACAGGTGAAGAGTTATCTTACAGATATACTGGATCTGGTACTACTTCAGCAATTATAATTGAAGAGCAAGCTATACCTGGATATGGTACTACAGATAAGTTACCTTCTAGTGTTTATGCTATTAAGGTAGATGATTCTACTCTTAGATTTGCTAGTTCTGCAGAAAATGCATTAAAGACTAATCCTACTTATTTGGACATAACTGCTGTTGGAGTAGGTACATCTCATTCATTTACATCAACTAAGCAGAATTCAAGATGTATATTAAGCATTGATAATGTAATTCAATCTCCAATAGTTGCTACTGCTGTAACAACTACTTTAAGTGGTTCTGTTTCACAGACTGCTGATACTATAAGACTTTCTGGTATTACTTCTATTACTGGTGGTGATATGTTAAAGATTGGTGATGAGATTATGAAAGTTGATTCTGTTGGATTAGGTGCTACCAATATTCTATTGGTTAATAGACCTTGGATGGGTACTCAATCCACGAATTATGATGATGGCACTTTAGTAACTAAAGTTGAAGGAAGTTATAATATTGTAGATACTACTGTTAACTTCTTTACTGCTCCTGTAGGATTAACACCTATTTCAACTACTACTAATGAACCTAGTGAAAGGGATTGGGTTGGTGTAGCAACTCATTCTACCTTTAACGGAAGATCATTTATGAGATCTGGTATTACTGGTAGTTCTGATGAACCTTATGCTGGCAACTATATCTTTGATGATATTTCTAGTAACTTTACTGGATTAACTACTCAATTTACTCTTCAATCAGATGGAAGTAATATAGCAGGATTCTCTACAAATAATGCTATTGTATTAGTTAATCAGATAGCACAAGGTCCTCAAAGATATACTGGTAACGTATCTGTTCCAGGTGATTATACTCTTATTGAAGGAGCTACAGGAATTAGTAGTATTCAATTTACAGGATCTGCTTCTTCTGTGGGATATGATCCTAATACTGCTACTGTTCCTTTAGGTGGAGTTATAGTTTCTGTAGGATCTACTGCAGGATTAGGTTATCAACCTTTGGTTGCTGCTGGTGGTACTGCTCTTGTATCTGGATTAGGTACTATTAGTTCTATTAGTATAGGAAATAGTGGATCTGGATATAGAACTGGTATACAGACAGTTGTGAATGTGGGTGTTCAAACATTAAGCACTGCAGAACCTAATATAGAGTTTATTGGTACTGCTGCTATAAGTGGTGGTCATATTGTTAGTATTGCTATTACTAATCCTGGTACTGGATATACAACAACTAATCCACCAGCAGTGGTTATAGATGAACCATTATCTTATGATAATATGCCTTTATTCTATACTTCTTCTTCTAGTGGTGTAGGATCTGAAGCAAGAGCTAATATAGTGGTAGGTCAAGGATCTAGTGTAATTACATTTGAAATTACTAACCAAGGATATGGTTATGGTGAAACTCAAAAGTTAACCATAGGTGTTGGTGGTACTGTAGGAATTCCTACAGCAGGGTATTCTAATTTTGATGAATTCCAATTAACAATACAAGAAACTATTAGTGATAGTTTTGCTGGATGGACTGTTGGAGACTTCTTAGTATTAGATCCATTAGATGCATTATTCGATGGTCAAACTGTTTCCTTTGCTTTAAATCTAAATGGAACTCAGCAAACTATTCAATCTAAACCAGGATCTAATATAGATGTTGAAGTTGCTATTTTAGTCTTTATTAATGATATTCTTCAAGTTCCTGGAGTTGGATATGAGTTTAAAGGTGGTAGTTACATTACCTTTAAAGAAGCTCCTAAAGTAGGTGATACTTCTAAGATTCTATTCTATCAAGGAACTGGATCTGTAGATGTTACTAATGTTGATATTTTAGAAACTGTTAAAATAGGTGATGAAGTTAAATTATACGATCAAGCTCTTTCTTTAGAAGAAAATGACAGAACAGTAAGTGTTATCAATTCATCAGATAGTCTTAAGACTAATCTATATCCTGGTCCTGGAATTACTACTAATGAAACTTTCCAGAGATCTGTAATATGGTCTAGACAAACTGAAGATAAAGTTATTGATGGTGCTGCAGTTACTAAGGATAGACCACACTATGAACCATTGATTTATCCTAATACTAATATTATTCAATCTGTAGGAGTTGGATCTACTGTAATTTTTGTTTCTAATATAAGAACATTCTTTGATAGTTCTAAAGAGAATTATACTGGACAAACTGATCTTAGAATAATATCTCAAGATACTATAGTTGGAGCATCTGCTACTGCCTTAGTATCTGTTGCTGGAACCATTAGTTCGTTTGATATAACAAATGCTGGTGTGGGTTATACTATAGCACCTACTGTATCAATTAGTCTTCCTATAGGTTTATCTACTTCTCAAGGTGCTCAAGCAACTGCAAGTATAAGTGGAGGATCTGTAGATTCTATTTCAGTATCTTATGGAGGAACTACTACAGGATTTGCTTATACTAGTCTTAATGCTCCTTCGGTTTTAATTGCAGAACCTAAATTAGTAACTTCTATTGAAACTATTGAAGATGTATCATATTCTGGTGATTTTGGAATTATATCTGGTATTGCTCAAACTTCTGTAGGTGTGGCATCTACTGGTATTGTCTTCGATTTACTTCTTCCAAAAGAATCACCATTCAGAGATGCTTCTATTGTAGGAAGTGCATTAACTGTAAGTGGAATTTCAACTGGATATTACTTTACAGTCTTTAATTCTAATGTAGGTGCTTCAGTAACTTCTCTTTATCAAGATGGTACTGTAGTTGGTATAGGAACATCCTTCTTAGATAATATCTATGAAGTTGCTCAAGTATCTATTGCTCAAACTATGGGTATAGGAATTGGATTGACCTATGTTGCCCAAGTAACAGTAAGTGTTCAAGATTATAATGGACTAACTGGACTAGGATATAGTGAGTTCTTTGGTGAATATAGTTGGGGTAGAATACAAACTGCTCCTAGAGCATCTGCAAGAGTATTTACTTCTTATGCTGGTGATCAGAATGGATTGGTAGGAATAACTACTTCTCCTATAGTAGAAAGAGTGAATCCATTAAGATACTTAAATTATAATACATAAATAACTAAAAAAATAAGTAAAAATGTCAGCCATTATAACTGATCAACTTAGAATATTGAATGCGAAGAATTTTGTTTCTACAGCAACATCTTCTTCTAATTCATATTATTCTTTTGTTGGTTTACCTAATGCTACCAACTATTCTTCCACTTGGGATGCTAATCCTCCATCTCCTAAGGATAGTTTTGATCAAGAGGATGATTATTGGGATACTATGATTGCATTGAAGAAGATTACTTCTTCAGATGTACGTAGGGTAGTTAGTAAGCATACTTGGACTTCTGGTATAACTTATGACATGTATAGAGGAGATATTAGTAGGACTAATACAGCAAAACCTTCTGGTGCAACTAATTTATATTCGGCAAAGTATTTTATAGTAAATGAAGATTATAAAGTTTATATTTGTTTGCAAAATGGTACTGACCCAGAAAATACTTCAGGAAGACCTTCACTAGATCAACCAACTTTCACAGATCTTGAACCTAAATCAGCAGGTGATAGTGGAGATGGATATGTTTGGAAATATCTTTATACTATCAAACCAAGTGATATTGCTAAGTTTGATTCTACTAATTTTATGCCAGTTCCTACTGATTGGGAAACTAGTTCTGATAATGCTGCTGTAAGGGATAATGCATCTAGTAGTGGTCAATTAAAAATTGCCACTGTTATTAACCGAGGAGCTGGAATAGGAACTGCTAACAGAACTTATACTGGAGTACCTGTTGCTGGTGATGGATCTGGTGCGGAAGCAACTATAGTTATTAATAATGATGCTAAAGTAGAATCTATTAATATTGCAAAAGGTGGATCTGGGTATACCTATGGAACTGTAGATTTAGTTACTGGTGGTGTTCCTACTGGAACTACAAATCCAGTTTTTAATGTTATTATTCCACCTCAAGGAGGTCATGGCGCAGATATCTATAGGGAGTTAGGAGCAACTAATGTTTTAGTTTATTCTAAGATTGAAAATGATTCAGAAAATCCAGATTTCATAACAGGAAACCAAATTGCTAGAATTGGTATTGTAGAGAACCCTCAAGCTGTTGATTCAACTTCAAATTTAACTCTTTCTAAAGCTAGTTCATTATATGCATTAAAATTGATTGGAGCAGGTTATACTACTGCTACTTTTGATTTAGATGGTCAAGTTACTCAAACTGTAGGAGTTGGATCTACTGCAGTAGGAAGAGTGGTTTCTTATGATCAAACAACTGGTGTTTTAAAGTATTGGCAAGATAAGAGTTTAGTTGGATTTAATAGTGATGGATCATTAAAGACTGATCCTAAGTATGGATATTCATTACATGCATTTACAGCAAATCCCACTAGTGGAGGAAATGTTAATATAGTTAGCAATGAAGGTACTTTAGGTATAGATACTAACTTTGGTACTGTAGGTAGTCCTGGTATAAGTACTGTAATAAATAATAGAACATATTACCTTGGGCAGAGTTTTAATCAAGGAGTTTCTAATCCTGAAGTTAAGAAATACTCTGGAAACATAATTTATGTTGATAATAGACCTTCTATTACTAGGTCTGCTAACCAACGAGAAGATATCAAAGTCATTTTGCAATTCTAAAGAATCATGCCACAGGAAACCAATTTAAACGTCGCTCCTTATTTTGACGATTTTGATGCAAAAGACAATTATTGTAAGATATTATTTAAACCTGGATTGCCAGTACAAGCTAGGGAATTAACTGGTATTCAATCTATTCTTCAGAATCAAATTGAAAAATTTGGACAGCATATTTTTAAAGATGGATCTTCTGTAACTGGTGGCGGAGTTAGATATAATGGTGGATATCATTCAGTTAGAATTCAAGTATCTAATGAAGGTATAGATGTTTCATCTTATATACTTCAATTAGTTGGTCAAGTAGTAATTGGTAGTGAATCTGGTGTAAAAGCTAAAATAAAATCATTTATAGGTAAACCTACTGATTCTGATTGGTATGTTTTATTTGTTACTTATTTAAATACAGGTGGAGATGAAAATGAAATATTCTCTGCTGGAGAAAGTTTATTATTAGATAATAGAATATTAACCACTGCTGAAGGACCAGTTTTTCAACCAGGAGAACCTATAGCGCAGTGTGTTAATACTAATCCTTGTTTTACTGGATGTGCTGCTGTTTTATCTAGTGGTATTTATTTTATAAGAGGATATTTTATAGATGTTCCTGAACAGACACTTGTTTTAGATCCTTATACTAATATAGTTGATGCTAAAGTTGGTTTGAAAATTAGGGAAACAATAGTTACAGCTGATTTAGATGAATCTTTAAAAGATAATGCAGCAGGATTTAGTAATTATACTGCTCCTGGAGCTGATAGATTGGGGATAAGTGTGAGATTGCAATCTTTAGATATTACAGAAACTAAACCATCCAATTTTATAGAATTGATGGAGATTAGGAATGGTGAATTAACATTTATGCGTCCAGAAGTAGAATATAATGAATTAGCAAATGAATTAGCCAAAAGAACTTTTGATGAATCTGGAAATTATTATATTAAACCATTTACTCTTACTGCAAGAAATACTTTAAATGATTATGAAGGAAATAATGGAATTTTTAATGCTAATCAAATAACTTATAATAATAACACTCCTACTGATGATTTAGGAACCTATAGATTAACTCCAGGTAAAGCATATATTGAAGGGTTTGAAGTAGAAACTATAGTTCCTGCATTTTTGGATTTTCCAAAACCTAGAACAACCAAAACTTTAAAAAATCAAAGTATAAATTATGTTACTGGTCCAACCTTTACTTTAAATAGAGTATCTGGAGCTCCTCAAATAGGAGTTGGTACTGATTATACAGTAAGTTTAAGAGATCAGAGAATTGGTGTTGCAGCAACAACTGCTGCTGGTAATGAAATAGGATTAGCACGTGTATATGATTTTGCTTTAGAAGAAGGTGGATATAATCTTTCTAATGCAAATGAAAATCTTTGGGATATTGCTTTATATGATATTCAAACTTATACTAATATAACTTTAAATACTACTGCTACTCTCCCTATTCCTACTCATATTAAAGGAAAATCGAGTGGTGCTACTGGATATTTAAGATATGAGGTAAATGCTGGTACTGCAGTAACGGCATATAATACTAAAGGTAAATTTATCACTGGTGAGCAATTTATTTTTAATGGAGTAGAAAGTGGACATATTTCAGCTGGATCTACTTCTTACACTACTAGTGATATTAAATCTATTAATGGAACTGTAAGTACAGCTAGTACTTTTAATGCAGATGTAGTACAAACTACTTTAACTAATATAGGTCCTGTTAATATTAGTGCAGCTACCACTGATGGATCTTCTATAGGATTATCTACGGTTACACTTCAAGATCCTAATAAATTTTTTATTGGTATTGCTACTGTAGGTAATATAGTACAATATACTAATCCTAATACTACTGGTCTTACAACTACATCTTATGCTAGAGTAGAAAGTGTTTCTCAAAATTCATTAACTATTTCTGGGGTTACTACTGTTGCTGGTGTTTGTGAAGGTGGATTGCCTACATCAATTGCTGGTGTTAGTACTTTCAAATCTATTAATTCTCCTTATTTTAAAATTTTAGGATCTCAATTCCAATCATCAGTTGATAATAATTTATATACAAAATTCCCTAAAAATAATATTTCGAATGTAGATTTAACTAGTTCTGATATTGTAATAAGAAAACAATTTGATGTAACTATAACAGATAATTCTACAGGTGCTATTAGTAGTGGAAATGTTAATGAAACATTTTTACCTTATAATGAAGAAGAATATGTTTTAATAAGAACTGATGGAACTACTGAAGCTTTATCTGCAGATAAATTTGCTTTTAATACTGGATCTACTGAAATAACTATTAATGGATTGGGTACTAATAGTGAAGCTAAATTAATAGCAACTTTGCGTAAAATAAAAGTAACTGAAAAGATTAAAGAAAAGCAAAAAATTAAAGTACTTAATATAGTAGGTTCAGCTCATTCCACTTCAGGTATTGGAACTACTACTTTAAATGATGGACTCACATATAATACTGTATATGGAACTAGAGTTCAAGATGAAGAAATCTCTTTAAATTTCCCTGATGTAACTAAAGTCTATGGTATATTTGAATCTCAGGATACTAATAATGCATCTTTACCTATAGCCACTTTAACAAGTATTAACAGTTCAACTGGAAAAACAGGTGATCTTTTAGTTGGAGAAAAATTTGTAGGTAAGGATAGTAATTGTACGGGAATTTATGTAAGTAAGAATAGCGATACTGCAATTAATTATTTGCTTTTGAATGATTTTGATGTTCAAATTGGAGAAACTCTTACTTTCCAAGAATCTGGAATTACTGCTAAAGTTGGTACTCTTAGTTTAGGATCTCATGATATTACTAAGGAATTTACTTATGATGATGGACAAAGAAATACACTTTATGATTATGCTAGATTAATAAGAAAATCTGGTTATGATGCCCCATTTAAAAGATTAAGTGTGATATTTGAGTATGGATATTATACAGCATCAGATACTGGAGATATAACCACTGTTAATTCTTATGATAATTTTGATTATGGCGATTTACCTTTAATTAATAATACTAGAGTAAGTGATATTATTGATATAAGACCTAGAGTTGATGAATTTTCTGGAACTGCACGTTCTCCTTTCGAATTTTTAGGTAGAAATTTAGATGGAAATGGAAATTCTGCTCAGAATATTTTAGCATCTGATAAATCTACTGTATTAAGTTATTCTTTCTATCTTCCTAGATTGGATAAAATTTATCTTACTAAGGGTGGAAGCTTCCAATTAAATCAAGGAGTACCAGCAGAAACTCCAGAATGGCCTGTTCCTATTGATGGAGCTTTAGAAATAGCATCTATTAAGCTACCTGCATATCTCTTTAATATTAATAATGCAAGTATAACTCTTGCAAATTATAAGAGATATCAGATGAGTGATATCAATAAACTTGAAAAGAGAATTGAAAATTTAGAGTTCTACACTACTCTTTCTTTATTAGAAAATAATACGTTAAATATGCAAATCACTGATACAGATGGTTTGAATAGGTTTAAATCTGGATTTTTTGTAGATGATTTTTCTAATACAGACAATCAAATTAAGAGTACTATAGTAAAAAATGCTATTGACTATCATCATGGAGAGTTAAGACCTACTCCATATACTACTGAACTAGATTTACAACTAGATTTAAATAGTGCTAATGGAGTTAGAAAAACTGGAAGAGTATTAACTTTAGATTATGATGATGTAGAACATATGTCTCAACTTTTTGCTACTAGAGTTGAAAATATTACTCCATATCTTGTAAGTTATTATGGAGGAACTATAGATCTTCTTCCAGATACTGATATATGGGTAGATCAAGTTGTTCTTGAAGCTAAGAATGAAGATTTGGTTACTTATACAGAAAATTCTGAACAATTAGATCAAGCTGGATTTGATTCTAGATCAGGATATGGACCTGTTACTTGGGGTAGATGGCAAGATAGTTGGACTGGATTTACAGAAAATTGGACAGATACTACTAACGAGTGGGTTCATGATGAATACATCAGGAAGACAACTGTAAATGGTCAAAAAACTGGAACTTCTACCAGAACAGGAACCAAACAACTTGTTAGAGAAACCTTTAGTACTATTAATGAAGGTCCTAAAGTAATTAATACTCAAGTTGGTTCTTATATGAGATCTAGAAACATCAGATTTGATGCTAGAACTTTAAAACCATCAACTGGAATTTATGCATTTTTTGATAGTCAAGATGTATCTAAGTATATTATTCCTAAGCTTCTTGAAATTTCCATGACTACTGGAACTTTTTCAGTGGGAGAAACTGTTATAGGTCAAACTTCTAATGGAAAAGAATTAATTAGGTTTAAAGTAGCTCAATCTAATCATAAACGTGGACCTTTTAATGCTCCTACTGAGACATTTAAAGCTAATCCCTATTATCAATTTACTCCTTTAACTAAAGGAGCAACTGGAAGAACTTTAGGTGCTGTTATAGTTGATAATATTGTTCCTTCCGTTTCAGATACAACATCTACAGATGCTTCTGCTTCATCAGATCTTGTTAATATTCCAGAATTATATTCTACAACATCTAGTATTCTTAATATAGATTTAGAAGCTTTAGCAGAAAAGGCAGATAATACTTATTATGGATATGTTGAAAAAGGTCTTAAATTAGTAGGACAAACATCTGGTGCTCAAGCTTCTATTTCTAATGTAAGACTTAGAACTGATACTTTAGGAAGTATAATTGGATCATTCTTTATTCCTAATCCTAATGATATAACTACTCCTAAATTTGATACTGGCAAAAAAGTATTCAGACTTACTAGTAATAAGTTTAACAGTCAAATTGAAGGAAATGTTACATCAGATGCATCAGAAATATTTGAATCGAGTGGAAAGATTGATACAGTTCAATCTACTATTATTAGTGTGAAGAATATTCATACTGATATTTTAACTAGAGTAGAATCCAAATCTATATCAGGACCTACTACCACTAATACACATACTCAAGTAATTAATACACGATCTCCAGGAAGGAGTGGAGGAGCACGTGTTGTAGATGTAACTAATACATTAACAAGAGCAAATGTTCTTAGACATGAACCCACATTTGTACCTAAAGTTGATATTAAGATAGATCATGGTACTGGAGCCGCTGCTACTGAACAAGGAGGTGAAGTTGTTGTTGAAGTAAATGATCCTATTGCAGCTGCTTATATTGAGGTCTTTGGTAATGATGATGATTTAGATGAAGGTGCTGCTACTTATTGGACTGCATCTATTGTAGCTGAATTGGGAGCAGGAGCAAGTTCCCAAGCCATTCAAAGAGAGATGGTAAAACATGCTACTTGGGCAAAAGAAACTAGTGAAGCTGAGAAAACAGCTTTCGCAGCAGCTAATAAAGAAGCTGTTGATGCTACAATGGCCACTGTAACAGAATTAAGTGGAAAGACTAGAGAAGATCTATCTAATATGACTAAAGAATGTGGATGGGGTGTTAAAGACCCTCTTGCACAATCTTTCTTTGTAGGTCCAGGAACAGGAATTTATGTTACTAAGGTAGATCTTTATTTTGGTTCTAAAGATGAATTTTTACCTGTAAGTGTTCAATTAAGAACTATGCAGTTGGGAATGCCTACTACAGAAATTATTCCTTTCGGTGAAGTAGTTTTAGATCCAGATGATGTCAATGTATCTGATGATGGTAGTGTAGTTACAACAGTTACTTTCCCATCTCCAGTTTATTTACCTGGTGGAAAATCTTATGCAATTGTTCTCTTATCTACAAGTAATGATTATACTGCTTGGATTTCTAGAATGGGAGAAGTTGATGTTCAAACTAAGAATAAACCAGAATCTGAACAAGTAGTAGTTAGTTCTCAGCCTACTTTAGGATCTTTATTCAAATCTCAAAATGGTGAAACTTGGAACCCAAGTCAATATGAAGATCTTAAATTTACTCTTTATAGAGCAGAATTTAAGCAAAGAACTGGTAATATTAATTTCGTCAATCCTCCTTTAGTAACTTATTCTGATGATATACCACCTTTACTTAAAGATTCATTTAGTATCAATTCTAATAAAATAAGAATAGGATTTAATACTACAATATCTGATACAGGAATAACTTTAGGAAATACTATTCAACAGTTGGGTAGTAATGCTACTGGTAATTATGTTGGATCTGCTGGAACTGCTACTGGCAATCTAACTATCACCAATGCAGGAATTGGATTTACTCCTTCTTCTGGTGCTTGGACTTATCAAAATGTTTCATTAACTACTATTACTGGTTTTGGTAGAAATGCAACTGCTAATATCACTATTAGTAATGGAGTAGCATCTGCTGCCACTATATTAAGTGGTGGTAGTGGTTATGTGGTAGGTGATGTAGTAGGACTAACTCAAATAGGTGTTAATTCTTTAGGAAGAGATCTTAAATTCTCAATAGCTTCTCTTACAGGAACTAATGAATTCGTTCTTGATAATGTTCAAGGAGAGTTTGCTACTGGTGTAGGTAAAACAATTAATTATGTTACTAGTGCAGGTATAGTTACTCTTAATCATGCTGTTGGAGGGAATGTTTGGTTATCTGGAGATCCTATAGAGACTACAGATGGTCTTCACATTAAGATAAATCAGAAAAATCATGGAATGTATTCTTCGCAGAATAATGTAACATTTGAAAATGTAGAATCTGATGTTCCTGCTACTCAATTAGCAGCAGATTATGATTCAGCATCAACAGGTTCTATTATTGTAGACGATGGAACAAACTTTGCTGAATTTGAAAATGTAGGTGTGGGTTCTACTAATTTAGGTTATATTAAAGTTGGAACAGAAATTCTTTCTTATACTGGTGTGAATTCTAATACATTAACTGGTGTAAGTAGAGGAGTTGATTCTACTCCAACCCTAACTCACAATACTCTTGATTATGTTCATAAGTATGAATTGAATGGAGTTTCATTGAGAAGAATTAATACTACTCATAATATAGCAAATTCTACAGTAACTGATCCTAGAGGATTAGATCATTTTACTGTTAAAGTAGATATGTCTACTAATGGAGTAGATAGATCTGTAGGAACAAGCTTACCTAAATTGCACTTTAATCAAACTAAATCTACTGGAGGATCTCAGATTCTTTCTACTGAAAATATACCATTTGAAATTGTAACTCCTATAGTTCAAAATATAACTCCACAAGGAACTAATCTAACAGCACAAATTAGAACTGTTAGTGCCTCTAGTATAGATGGATCAGAAACTCCTTTCCAAGATCAAGGTTTTGAAGATATTTCTCTTGAGAGTGATAATTATATGTCTACTCCTAGAATGGTAGCTTCTAGAATTAATGAAACCACATCATTACCAAATCTTCCCGATAATAAATCATTTACTTTGAATTTATCATTGTATGGACAAGATGGTGGAGTTTCTCCTATGATTGATTTGGATAGAATTGGAATGATTCTTACATCAAATAGGATTAACAATCCAATAGATGATTGGATAACAGATAATAGAGTTAATACTCTAAAGAATGATCCTAATTCTTTTGTATATGCATCCAAACCTATTACTTTGAAGTCTGGAGCAACTGGAATTAAGATTCATTTAGAAGGTCATATTAATGTAACCAGTGATCTTAGAGCATTCTATGCAATTTCTGAAGGACCTAATGATGAATTAGTTTATCAACCTTTCCCTGGATATTCTAATATGCTACCTACAGGACAAATTATTGATCCTGCTAAGAATAATGGTCTTCCTGATAAGTTAACTGCTAAAACAGATGTTATAGCTTATCTTCCAAGTGAGGTAGTGTGGAATGATTATGAATATACAATTGATAATTTACCAACTTTCAAATACTTTAGTATTAAATTGATAGGAACTGGTACAAATCAAGCTCAACCACCTAGAGTGAAAAATCTTAGAGTAATTGCAATTGCTTAATATGAAAGTAGAAGGACATAGTAATCTCTTTAGAGATGAAGAAACTAATGCTATTTTGAATACAAACTCTAGTGAATATAATAACTATCTTGCTATTCGTGCTAGAAAAAAGCAAGGATCTGAAAGGATAGATAATATGGAGAATGATTTAAAATCTTTAAAGGATGACATTAATGAAATCAAAACTTTACTAAGAGCACTATCTAATGGCTAAAAACACTCTTACATTTGATCCTAGTGCAGGTGTTGCCTATGGTGTCAATCTTACTATTAATACAGGAGCAGATTTAGATGCTGACTATACTGTAGTTGGCACATCTGGGACTGCTTTTGATTTTACTGGATATACTGGCTCTGCTCAACTTGCCAAGAGTGTAGCAATAGGATCATCTCAACATGCAATAAAAACCTTTGAAGTTGGTTTTACTAGTGCTAAAGGTGGAGAATTTAGATTATCATTAGGTTCTACTGCTACTAGAACTTTAACAGAAGGTAGATATGTATATGATGTTTTAATTGGTTCTGGTTCCTCAGTTTATAGGATAGTATCTGGAGATGTAATGGTTATTGGTGGCATCTCTTCTGCTCCTTCATAAATAACATTATACTAGTAAAGTAGATAAATGGCTCAACCAAGCACTCGAGGAGAACTTATAGACTACTGTAAGAGGAAACTTGGCGCGCCTGTTTTAGAAATAAACGTTGCTGATGAGCAAGTAGAAGATATTATAGATGATGCAGTGCAGTTTTTTCAAGAAAGACATTTTGATGGGGTATATCAGACTTATTTAAAATATCAAATTACACAAGATGATATCGATAGAGGAAGAGCAAAAAAAGGTGGTGTAGGAATTACAACTATTTCTGCTACAACAACAATTAATGGAGAATCCCTACAATTTGATTTTGAAGAAAATAGTAATTATTTACAAATTCCTCCTGAAATTATAGGAGTAACTAAAATATTTCATTTTGATGGAAGTAATACTATTACTAATAATATGTTTAGTGTGAAGTACCAGTTGTTCTTGAATGATATCTATTATTGGGGTACTACTGAACTTCTTTCTTATGCTATGACTAAGACATATCTTGAAGATATTAATTTCTTATTAACTACCCAGAAACAAATTAGATTTAATAAGAGACAGGATAGAATGTATTTGGATATTGATTGGGATAGTGTTACTGCTGGTGATTTTTTTGTTATTGATTGTTTTAGAATGTTAGATCCATCAGATTATCCTAGAGTATGGAATGATTCCTTTTTAAAACCTTATGCTACTGCATTACTTAAGAAGCAATGGGGACAAAATATGCTTAAATTTCAAGGTGTTAAATTGCCTGGAGGAATTGAATTAAATGGAAGAGAAATGTATGAAGATGCAGAAAAGGATTTAGAAAAGATAAGAGAGAATATGTCCAATACTTATGAACTTCCTCCATTGGATATGATAGGTTAAGAATATGGCACTTAATCCCTATTTCTTACAAGGATCTTCTACAGAACAGAATCTAGTCCAAAGCTTAATCAATGAACAGATTAAGATGTATGGAGTGGAGGTATATTATATTCCTAGAAGATATATGACTAAGACCACTGTAATACAGGAGGTCATTGAATCTAAGTTCGAGGAAGCAATTCCATTAGAAGCATATGTAGATACCTTTGATGGATATGAAGGTCAAGGTTCTCTTCTATCTAAGTTTGGTGTTCAGGCATTAGATGATTTAACTCTTATTATATCAAGAGATAGATTTGAAAACTATATTACTCCACTTATTAAGAATATACCAAACATAGAATTAGCAACTAGACCTAAAGAGGGAGACTTAATATATTTTCCATTAGGAGATAGATTATTTGAGATTAAGTTTGTAGAACATGAAAAACCATTTTATCAGTTAAAGAAAAATTATGTATATGAACTCAGATGTGAGCTTTACAGATATGAGGATGAGGTCATAGATACAGGAGTGGGTGATATTGATGATAACCTAGAGGAAGCAGGTTACATTGAAACACTTACTCTAGTGTCATCAGGAACAACTGCAGTTCTTACAGCTGGTATTGTTGATGGTGCATTAAGTAAGGTTACTATATCAAATAGAGGATATGATTATACTAGTCTTCCAAGAGTTGCTATTTCCTCTGCTCCTTCAGCAGGATTAACTGCTATAGGTATAGCATCTATGAGGGATGATTTAGTGGATTATGATGGTGAGAAATCTTATAAGATTCAAAGGATAGATATTATTAATCCAGGTTATGGATATACTGTAGGACAAGAACCTGAAGTATACACAGTTGGTGGTGGAGGTGCAGGATTTGCTGCTACTGCCACTGTATCTGATGGTGCTATTGGAATAGTCACAATTACATCTGGAGGTAGTGGATACTCCACAACACCTACAATCACCTTCTCAGCACCTCCTGGAGCAGGTAGAACAGCAACTGCAGTTGCATATGTAGGTAGTGGTAATACAGTAGGTATTGTTACCCAAATTGGTATTACTGATGCTGGATCTGGATATACCAGTCCTCCAACTATTACAGTCACTGCACCTTACATGGGTGGTTCTGGAAACTATGTCTTTAATGAAGTAGTAACTGGTTCTGTAAGTGGTTCTACTGGTAGAGTTAAATCTTGGGATGCATCTACTATGGAACTCAATGTTTCAATCACTACAGGTGCATTTACAGTTGGAGAAGTTATTACAGGAGAAACATCAGGTGCAACCTATGAATATCAATTAGTTTCTTCTACTAATACTGATGATGGATTTGCTGAAAATAGTCCTATACAAAGTGCTGCTGATAATATAATAGACTTCACAGAGACCAATCCATTTGGAATGCCCTAAATAGTTTATTGATATAACAGGAATCGAGAATGTTTGAATATTTTTATCACGAAATAATGAGGAGGACCATTATATCCTTTGGTTCTATCTTTAATAATATTAATATAAACCACGAAAATAGTGATGGTTCTGTTGTAAGTACGACTAAGGTTCCTCTTGCTTATGGTCCTACTCAAAAGTTCCTAGCAAGATTGGAGCAAGTACCTGATCTAAACAGACCAGTTCAAATTAGTCTTCCAAGAATGTCATTTGAACTAAATGGTCTTAGTTATGATCCTGCAAGAAAATCAACAACTACACAAACATTTTTAAAAGGAGTTAAAGGAGATAAGAGTACCTTAGCAAAAACATATCTTCCTGTACCATATAACTTAGATTTTGAACTTAGTATATTCACTAAGTTGAATGATGATATGCTTCAGATAGTAGAGCAAATTCTCCCATACTTTCAACCTGCATATACTGTATCAGTAGACCTAGTTGATACTATTGGAGAGAAAAGAGATATTCCTATTGTTTTAAATTCTATCACTACTAGTGATGATTATGAGAGTGATTTTTCTACTAGAAGAGCACTTATCTATACTATGAGATTTACTGCCAAGACCTATATGTTTGGTCCTGTCAATACAGATATTACCAAGGATGTTATCAAGAAAGCATCTATTGGATATGTTGCTGGTGGCAAGACATCTACTCCAACTAGAGAAGTTACATATAGTGTTGTACCTAGAGCAACTAAGGCATATGGTGATACTGTTACTACTAACTTGAGTGAAAATATAGATGATAGTATTGCTATTATTAATGTAACCAGTGCTAGTGGTATTGAAGCAACTAATTACATATACATAGATCAGGAGGAAATGTATGTCGAATCCATTTCAGGAACAGCATTAACTGTTAAGAGGGGTCAAGATAATACTGCTGCTGTAGACCATGTAAATGGTGCAGAAGTTAAAGTTATCACTTCTACAGATAATAATGCTATAGAATTTGGAGATGACTTTGGTTTTGATGGAACTATCTAATGACTAAAAACTTTGATGAATTAAATGATACTTTTAATGTTTCTGGAGAGATAGTTTCTACGGAATCAACTGAGGTTGGAATAACTAAACCAGAAAGACATGAAAGAACTGATATTGAAAAAGACTATGAGTATACTCGTGGTAATCTTTACAGCATCATAGAGAAGGGTCAGGAAGCAATTAATGGTATTCTTGAACTTGCACAGGATAGTGAGATGCCAAGGGCATATGAAGTTGCTGGTCAGTTGATAAAGAGTGTTTCTGATGCTACTGATAAGTTAATGGATTTACAGAAGAAGTTAAAAGATGTAGAAGAAGAGAAAGTATCTAAAGGACCTAGTACAGTTAATAATTCTCTTTTTGTTGGTTCTACAGCAGAGTTAGCAAAGATGTTGAAGTCTGTTAATATGGAAGATAATAAATAAAGTATAGGGAGAGAAATCCCACAGTATTTTGATACTCATAACATGTCTGACGACTATAAAAATTTACCATCGATTGACGACTTTGAAGAAAGTAATGAAGAATTACCGTCAGTTGCTGATCTTGTAGAAGAAAAAGATTTACCATCTGTAGAAAGTTATATAGAAAAAGAAGAAGAAATAGAAGAAGCTGTACAAACTATAGAAGATGCTAATGGCGAAACCTTTGCTGAAGTAAAGGATATAGTTCCCCCTTGGCCTGAATTATTACGTTTAGTTAATGATGTTAAAGAAAGTATTCCTGAGATACCTGAGATAAAGTCATATGACAATGAACTACAAGAACTTTTAACTCATATAGAACAAGTAAGGGAAAGCATTCCAGAAGTCCCAGAAGTAAGATATTATGAAGATCAGATAGAAGCACTAAAAGAAGATATTGAAGGGGTTAGAGGAGATATTCCTAAGTTCCCTAAGTGGGTTAATGAGGTTAATCAAGTACCAGATTTTTCTTGGATTGGCAAGACCTTTGGTGTAATTGATGATGACTTTGAAAAGGTCAATGATAACTTACATACCCTTAAAGATACATTTAATCAGGATATAGAGAATCTTACAGAGAATCTAGAACTTAAGGATTTTGAAAAGAAGGTTGAGATTAAGGAAGTAAAAGAGTATCTACAAGAAACCAAGGATAAAATATATGAGGAATTGAAAGAGACTGCTCTTAAAATATATGAGCATAGGAATCAGTTTAAAGATGATGATAGGAAGTTAAAAAAGAGTGTATTAAGTAAACTGAATGAAGCAAAACAGAATATTGAGAAAAAGATAGATGAGTCTAATAGTAAGTATCGAGATTCTAATAAAGAAATTAGAAATTACTTCAATGGATTGAAAGAGGAAGTTGCTAATCTTCCAGAAGTAAAATACTATGATAAGGATATTAGGAAGTTAAGTGATAAGACAGAAACTCATACTGTTAATATTGCAGACCTTTATAAGATTGTTGAGGATATAAAGGGAAAGCAAGAAGTATTAAAAGAAGGATATGATAAGTATGCTTTTGGTACAGATCCAGCAAGACCTATAGGACCTGATCCTAAAGAAAAGCAAGGTAATGATCCTCTTACTGCTACAGATCAGAAGTTTGCTACTCTTCAAGATTTAGCAGCAAACTATAGGTTATTTGTTAATAGAGTTGAGCAGCAATTATATACCATCGGTGGAGGTGGTGCAGGATTTATAAAGGATCTTGATGATGTTAATTTTGATTCTACTAATAATGACTTATTAATATATGATGGTGATAATTCTAGATGGGTTGGTATTGCTAGTACTGCTCTTGCTGGTTCTCCTTCAGAATTAGCTAATTCTTGTTCTGGAAATAATCTTACAGTAAAACATCTTTCTGTAACTGGAATAGCTACTTATGAAGATGTAAAAAATATTGATTCTATTGGTATTATTACTGGTAGAAGTGATATGAATATTCAGGGGAATGCCACTATAGTTGGTATTCTTACTGTAGGTTCTTCATCTATTACTTTTGATGGTGATGCTAATGTAGTTAATGTTGGAACTGGAATTACTATAAATGCTTCTAGCAATACAATTGAGGTAGGTGGAAGTAAAATTGCGGATGCTAGTGGTAATGCTAATTTTGTGGGAGTTGTAACTGCTACTGCTTTTGATACTTCTATTGGAGAAATAAGAGGAACTTCTAAAACTGTTACTTCTACTAGTGGAGTGGTTATTGTGGGAATTACTACTGCATATAGATCTGCTACTTATCAAATACAGGCAACTCAAGGTTCTAATTATAATATGACAACTATCCATGTTATTCATGATGGAACTAATACATATATGACTGAATATGGAACTATCAATGTACCAACAGGAATAGCAACTTATAATACAGATATTAATAGTGGAGTAATGAGACTCATTGGATATGCCTCCTCTACTACTTCAACTACGTTTAAAGTATTTTCAACTGCAGTAGATCGCTAAATATTAAGGTAAATGATGTATTAATAGAATGATTTCCTTTAAGGAGTTTCGACAGGAGAGTGTTAAAGAGTCGACGCAACTAAAAGCTCGTAGAGGAAATGTAATTGACGTATATCTTGGATGGAGAGGAAAAGGCTACATGATAAAAATGTTTTTCCCTTCAATCAAGCAACCATCACGCAGAGAAGTTCAGGATCAAGTAGATAAAGTATATCCTGGATCTAAACTCTGGTCTTACCAAGTTTCCAATTATGACCAAGGAGAACCACTCCTCCAAATCGGAGGTAGAAAATAAAGAATTGAAAAAGAAAGTTGAGCAACTAGAAAAAATTATAGATATGACTATAAAGACTAGGGAGCATGACAAAAAGTTTGGAAAGTATGAAATGATGTAGGAGGTTATTATGTCAGACAACATTTATCTAGGTAATCCCAACCTAAAAAAAGCAAATGTAGCACAAGAGTTTAGTCAAGAACAAATTCTTGAGTTTTATGCTTGTAGAAATGATCCAATTTATTTTGCAGAGAAGTATGTCAAGATTGTAAGTCTTGATGAAGGTCTGACACCTTTTAAGCCCTACCATTTTCAGAAGAAGTTAATTAAGAACTTTCATGAGAACAGATTCAATATCTGTAAGATGCCTAGACAGACAGGTAAGTCTACAACTTGCGTCGCTTATCTTTTACACTATGTTGTTTTTAATGATAGTGTAAATGTCGGTATACTAGCTAACAAAGCAGC